CTAAATCACGATATAATCAGCAACTTTGTCTCCAATTCCGTCCGCTTTGTCCTTGGCTAAATGAGTATAAGTGTCCAGAGTCATAAAAATTTTAGAATGTCCAAGTCGTTCCTGCGCAACTTTTGCAGGCACGCCAGACTCAAACAACAAGGAGGCGTGAGTGTGCCTAAATCCATGCAAGTTTATTGTTCTAAAATTATTTCTTTTAATGACATTTCTCAAATTGCATCTGACCGAGTCAGGCGAGAAATTGAATAGCCTAAAACTCTCATGAAGTGGCTTAACTGATTGTCTAATAATCCGCTTAGCTAGTTCCATCGTCTCAGCATCCATTGATACCTCACGGATGCTCTTTTTAGTTTTAGGCGTTCCAGTGATTACTCCATCTAGCGTTTTAGCAAATGTTTTTGTTATGCTGATCGTGTTGTCTTTAAAATTAAAATCAGTGTCTTCAAGGACGATGCACTCGCCAATTCTCAGACCACCGAAAAATAAAATCCTATAAACCAATTGATACTCTAGCGGCTCTGTCTCTTTAACAGCATTTAAAAATGCACTAATTTCTTCTTTAGTATAAAAGACTGGTTCTTTCTTTTTGGCAGTGCTGCGAGGCCTCATTGTTCTATCCATCGGATTGACATCAATAATGTTCAGGTGGATAGCGAACTTAAAAATGCGATTGATGACGCTAATATATAAGCTCATTGCTGATAAGTCAGACAGATTATTAATTACCTTTTGACACATCATTGCGCTTATTTTTGATATGACTTTATCACCTAAAAGCGGTTTGATAGTGTCAAAATAATAGTGATTAGTCGTCAAAAATGTAGATGCTTTAACTGTGTTCTCGTATTGATCTAGCCACATCTTAGCAACTTCATCAAATGTTGTTCTGTCGTTGTTTTTCCAAGCTCCTTGACGCTGAAAATCTTCAACTAACTTAACTTCAGCGCGTTTTGCTTCTTTGATAGTTTTAAAGCCTTGTCGGGTTGTCCTGACTTGCTTTCCTGTCATTGGGTCAACGCCCAGATAAGCATTAAGCTTATAAGCAGTTGTTCCATCTTTTTTTGTGTATTTTTTTATCATTGTTTTTTCCTCTCTTTTTTGCGCTGGGGAAGTGCTAAAAATTCGGAAAGGATATTGGCATCACCTCCTAAAAATGATAAAATGAGAGTACAAGAAAAAGGCTTAGTCTCTTTTGCTTGTGATATCGCTAACCTCACTATCTTGCTTGCCGGCGGGAGTGAGGTTTTTTTATTTTGTCTTCCAGGTCGCGTCGTTGTAGGTCAGGTCAACGCCACCTTCATTTTTAATTGCAAAGACTTGAGTTAGATTTACTTTTTGGCCTGGCGTTAGCACATCTACGCTTTGGGAGCTTACTCCTTCAAGGTAAGGTACCCACTCGCCAACATCACCCTTTGAGTCAATAATTGAGAAGGCAGTTAAATCTATTGTCTTGTCTGATGTGTTTTCGAAAGTTGCGTCTGCGACAACAGGTATCATTCCAGTGTAGTCTTGGCTTGAGTATTCCGTATTAAGTTGCAGATTTTTATCAATTGCAATTCTCGTAACAGTTACTTTCAAACCCTCGTCAGACCCACCATTAAATTTGTCGTCAAACGTGTGACTGTCTCCGACTGTCAGAACAGATGACTTTGGTTGTTCTTCAGAGCTAGAAGTTGAGACTTTTTCAATCTTTTTTATTTCTTTAGTTTCCGTCTTGTTCTCAGTTGCGCAGGCAGCAAGAGAAAAGAGTAGAAGTGTTGAGACAGTGATAAGTGATAATTTTTTCATCATAAATCTCCTAAATTAATTTTTTGAATTCCTCATAAATAATGGACTCGTCGCGGATTGTATTCAATCTATAATATTCCATAAATCTTGAAATATTGAATTGTTCTGGATCATCGAGTTCTTTTAAGTAGTCTCTCAATAATTTTTTTAACATTCTTCTATTTGCCTGAGCCTCGAACTTTTCTTTCAGTCTATCATAATTTTCAAGATACTGACCTACGTGTCCTAATTCGTGATAAAGTGCTTTTTTCTTGTCAATTTCGTCAAGATATGCATTTATAAAAACTGCGTCAAATGGTTGATTATAAAAACCATTTTTGCCCGTCTCACGACCGTCAAAATAGTTAATTACTGTCATTTATTTTTTACCATATTTTCTAAAAGTGATTTTATTAATTCGATATCAGAATCATCAAGCGTGTGACCGTCGTATGCTGCAGTCTTGCTTGCAATATCTGTTAAGTCTAGGATTTCTTCGGATTGTTCATTCGGCCTATATTCTTCAATCAAATCAGATTTATCTACTTTGAAAAATCTAGCCATTAATTCAATTTTGTCAATACGAGGATAACTCCTACCATTTACCCAATCTAAAACAGTAGAATATTTGAAATTCATTTTGCGTGAAAAATCTTTAGGATTTAAACCTTCATTATCAAGAAATCTTCTCAAATTCGCCGACAAAATTTCTTTATTTCCTAAATTATTTTGTGCCATCGTTTTTTTCCTTTTCTACTATTATTGTTTACAATTAAATTATACGATAAAACCGTGTTTTTGTAAATAAAAAACATAAAAAATCAAAAAAAGTTTCATTTTTTTGTTGACAACACGGTTTAACCGTGTTATTATATAGTCAAGCTTAAGAAAGCTAATAATTTAGAAAATTAAAGAAAGGAGAAATATATGACGAAATGGACATTGAAGACATTACGAGTTAATCGAAATTTAACTCAGGAAAAATTTGCTAAAGAGTTCGGAATATCGGTTGGCAAAGCTAGTCAATGGGAAAACGCAAAAACATTTCCAGATGTACTTGAGATAAAAAAACTTGAAGATTTTTACGGTGTCGATTATAGCGACATTAATTTTTTACCATAGCGACACGGTTTAATCGTGTTATTGGTACGATTAAAACAAAAAAAGCCACTGCGGAAACAGTGACTTAGAAAATTTACTTACTTAAATTATACCACTATTCGGAGGTATCTACAATGAATTCAACAATTACTTACGATTTGCTCAAAAAGCAAATTGCAGAGGAAATTTTGGATGAAATTAAAGAAATGATAAAAGAAAACGATCTGGCAAATCAGTGGGTTAATCAGAAAACACTTGTTGAGAAGCATGGCTATTCGTTGCAATTCATAAAGCGAATGGAAGACTACGGATTGAAATCTTTTAAAAAAGGTAAAAATCTTATGTACTGCTTAGCAGATGTCAATGAGATTTTACACTTAATGAAAAGTTAAAGCGCTGGGGAGTGCGGAGGAAGAAAATGAAATTATTTAGTTGGATATTTAGCAAGAAAAAAGAAGAAGTAAAAGAAGAGTGGACAATTCAAAGTTGTGGCTGGGAAGCTAACGCAAGACCGTACGACGATTTTATAGCCCGCATGAGAGGTGTGAAATGATTCAGGAAATTATTAACGAGAATGAGTTTCTAAAAGATGAAAATCAGAGACTTACAAAAGAAATGACGGAATATTATTTTTTAAATGTTGCAAAAGCTAACTTGTTAGACATACTCATGGAAACCGGTTTTATAAAGCACTCACATATCGAGTATGGGTTGAAAGAACTTGACCCGATTGACCGCAACTTACTAGAAAAAGAATGGAGTGATGATAATGACAGTAACAATTAACAAGCTTGAGATTGAGAATGTCAAGCGAATTAAAGCAGTAAAAATTGAACCATCACCAAAAGGCCTGACAATCATTGGTGGTAATAATAATCAAGGCAAGACATCAGTCTTAGATAGTATAGCATGGGCGCTAGGTGGTGGACGCTATGAACCAAGCAAGGCAGCTCGTGAAGGTTCAGCTGTACCACCGACACTAAAAGTAACTATGTCAAATGGACTTATAGTTGAGCGTAAAGGTGTTAATTCAGCACTTAAGGTTATTGATCCTGAGGGACGAAAAGCTGGTCAACAATTACTTAATAGTTTTGTCGAAGAATTGGCTATCAACTTGCCAAAATTCATGGACGGAACGCCAAAGGAAAAAGCTGACACACTCTTACAAATTATTGGAGTTGGTGATCAATTAGTTGAACTTGAGCTTAAAGAGAAAGAAGTTTACAACCAACGACACGCCATTGGTGTCATTGCTGATCAGAAAGAGAAGTTTGCGAAAGAACAACCATATTTTCCAGATGCTCCGAAGGAACTTATTTCAATTTCTGAATTGATTCAACAACAACAATCAATCTTAGCACAAAATGGTGAGAATGCTCGTAAACGTCAAAACGTTAAAAACATCAGGTATGAATATGACCAGTCAATCATTGAAGTTGATAGACTTCGGAAGTTACTTGCTGAAGCTGAACAAAGATCAGAAAAACTTAGTAATGAACTAAAAATTGCAAATACTGATGCAATGGAATTACATGACCAATCAACAGCTGAAATTGAAGATAACATTGCACAGATTGACGATATCAACCGGAAGGTACGCGCTAACCTAGACAAAGATAAGGCTGAGGAAGATGCTAAACAACATAGAGAGCAATATACATTATTAAGTGCTGAAATTGAACGGATTAGACAAGCTAAGCGTGACCTATTAACAAATGCTGACTTACCACTAGATGGACTTTCAGTTGATGATGGTAAGTTGCTTTACCAAGGCCAAGAATGGGATAACATGTCAGGATCACAACAGCTTATGGTTGCAACTGCAATTGTCCGCAAGTTAAAACCTGAATGTGGCTTTGTTCTCATTGATAAGTTAGAGCAAATGGACAACAACACATTACAAGAATTTGGGGCTTGGCTAGAGCAAGAAGGACTTCAAGCTATCGCAACTCGAGTTTCAACTGGTGATGAGTGTTCGATCATCATTGAGGATGGTTACTCAATCGAAAACACGAATCATCAACCAGTATCAGAACCTAAAAAATGGGACTTTTAGAAAAGAGGAAATAATATGAAAATACAATCAACATTTATCGTTATTCGTAGTAAAAAGCATGGAGCCTTTTTAACAAGCTATGAGAATAAACCAAATACGCTGGCTTATACTTCTGATTGGTCTAATGACATTGAGGATGCAATTACAGTTCCTATTGAAAATTATGAGTTTGAAAAAGCTAATTTAAAAAATATGGCTAAAATGCTTCACGCTGAAGTAGTCAAAGTTGAAGCGTCATACAACTTAACTTATCCAAACGGCTCAGATGTCAAAGAAATTAAAAATGAAAAAATTGATAATCCATTACGTGAATTATTTGAATCATTTAAAGCTGCTAAGGAAAGAGAGGGATACTAATGCAAATTACTAAAGGAAAACGTGCAAGGGCACAACGTGTCGTTATCTATGGTCCTGAAGGAATTGGTAAGTCAAGCTTTGCTGCACAATTTCCTGAACCGCTATTCATTGATACTGAAGGCTCAACAGATAACATGGATGTCGCTCGTATGGATGATAAACCGACAAGTTACACTATGTTAAAAAATCAAATTGCTTTTGTCAAAGCTAATCCAACATGTTGTAAAACTTTAATCATAGACACTATTGACTGGGCAGAGAGTTTAATAGTTGAAGATGTCTGCGCACAGCATGGCAAAAAAGGGATTGAAGACTTTGGTTATGGCAATGGTTACACATATGTCAGAGAAGAAATGGGACGGTTCCTAAATCTATTGCAAGATTTAATTGAAGTTGGAATTAATATTGTACTGACAGCTCATGCTCAAATGCGCAAATTTGAACAACCTGATGAAATGGGAGCATACGATCGTTATGAATTAAAGCTTGGCAAAAAGACAAGCTCACAAACAGCACCACTCGTCAAAGAATGGGCTGATATGGTCCTGTTTGCTAACTACAAAACAGTAGTTATGACAACAGATACCAAGAAGAAAAAAGCAACCGGTGGTCAGCGTGTTATTTATACACAGCACCATCCAGCATGGGATGCTAAAAATCGTCATGGCTTACCAGAAGAGATTCCACTTGATTATGGAGCAATTGCTCACATCTTTGAGAACAGTCCAGTAGAACAACCACAAGCACCTATTTCCAATATGGAAACAGTTCAACAACCAATACAAACTCCACAGACTCAACCGGCGGAACCAGTGCAAGTAGCACCGCAGGCACCAACTCAACAAGTAGCATATCCACCAAGCTTGCCAAAATCATTAATTGATTTAATGCAGCCTGAAAATGTTACACCAGACGAACTTCAACAAGTGGCTTATATTCGTGGACATTATGCTATGGGAACACCAATTGAAGTTTTTGTACCTGAATATTGGGACATGATTGTAGCCAACTGGTCATCAACACTTGAAGTTATCAAGACTCAAGTCAGAAGTACACCAGAAATACCCTTTTCTATGGAAATGGAAGGGTCATAAATTTTGGGAACTTATTGCAATCGCTAAATTTAATAAAAACTATTTTGAATAACAGGAGAAAAGAAAATGACAGATTTTAACAATAATATTGAACGTGAATTTGGATGGGATGACGTAATCGAAAAAGATAGTTCAGGATTTGTACAATTAACACCTGGAGATTATCAATTTACAGTAACAAACTTTGAACGTGCACGTCACATACCAGATCCGCAAAATAAAAATGCAAAATTGCCAGCATGTAATAAAGCGATTATTACTGTTGAAATTGAAACAACAGAAGGTATAGCAATTTTAACCCATAATCTATTTTTACATAGTTCTACTGAAGGTATGCTATCAGCTTTCTTTGGTGCAATTGGTCAAAAGAAACATGGTGAACCATTAAAAATGAACTGGAACACAGTAGTTGGTGCAAAGGGCGTTGCTCGTATCAACAAGCGTAAAGGAACTGGTCAATATGCTGATAAGGAATACGACAACATTAAATCAATGATTTACGCTGATGAAGTTGATTGGACAAAAGTATTAAATGCCAACGTTCAATCTACGCAACAAGCGCAACCAATGCAGCAAACACCAAACTTTGCTCCACAACAACAATATCAACAACCAATGCAACAACAAGCACCACAACAAACTAGCTTCGGAGGGTTCTAATGGAACTTAGACCTTACCAGTTAGAGGCAAGGTCAGCAGTGCAACAAGAGTGGGAACAAGGCAAGAAGAGAACACTTCTTGTCCTCCCTACTGGTTGTGGTAAGACCATTGTCTTCTCAAAGATTATTGAAGATCGTGTCAGACTTGGAGAGAGAGTCTTAGTATTGGCACATAGGTCAGAATTATTAGAACAAGCTAGCGACAAATTAATGACAGCGACTGGATTAGGCACTGCCTTGGAGAAAGCAGAAAGCACCTCAATAGGTTCATGGTTCAGAGTAGTAGTTGGATCGGTTCAAACAATGCAGAGAGAGAAACGTTTGAGTCAATTCCCACCAGATTACTTTGACACGATTGTTGTTGATGAAGCACACCATGCCATTTCAGACGGTTATCAACGCGTCTTACAACATTTTGAAAACAGTAACGTTTTAGGCGTTACCGCAACGGCTGACCGTGGGGACAAGCGAAATTTAGGGGAATATTTCGACAGTCTAGCTTATGAGTATTCAATTGTAGATGCTATCAAGTCTGGTTATTTATCAAAGATTACAGCTGTTACTATTCCATTGGAATTGGACTTATCATCAGTCAGTCAACAAGCAGGCGATTTTAAAGCTAGTGAAGTTGGCACAGCATTAGATCCGTACTTGGAA